TAATCCAAAAGCAAGAGTATTTCCAGAATACTTTGAAGGTTCAGATCAAAACTTATTATTTAGTGCAGTAGATAGCAGCAATAAAGTAGCAAACTTAAGCAATTTTGAACTACAAGATGCAGTAGCAAGAACCGAAAGATTTAAGTTAACAACAAAACAAATAAAAAATATACAAGCTAAGAAAGCAAAATATGATAAAGCAAATGCAGTATTTGAAGAATTAGATAAACAGATACAAGAAATGCTTGAATACAAAGGCAAGCAAGGTAAATTGTTTAAAGATTTAGTTGATACTAATTCAGACAAAGCTGAAGTTGAACTAGATAAATTATTAGCAGCAAGAGAGGCAGCAGATAAAGAACGAGCAAAGTTTGTAGATAGCCGACTTGAATACCACTCAAGACACATGGCATTAGTTAATGCTTTAAAACAAAGAGAGCTAGAACCAGTAGTTAATAATATGAGAGAAGAATCTATTGCAAACAGAGAAGAAAAGAAACGACTTAAAGAAATACAAGAGTTAAAAGAAGCGATTGATTTTAAAAAAGCAAGAGGAGATTATAAAACTAAAAAAGGTTATAACCTTGATGAAGCACATAAGATTGATAACTTTACGTTTACTCAATATGGAGTAGAGCTTGAAGGCTTAGTTGATAGTCAAGGTAAAGGTTATAATCGTTTTTACTTTGGCAAACCTTCTCCTCGATATAATTCTGAGGTTATAGATTTTGTAAGTGATTTAGATATAGCTATATATACAGTTGCTAAACAGATAGCAAATGGATCATCTAAAAAAAGTAAATCTCATTATAAATATGTGGACTTGTTAAACGATTTAGGTTTAACAAACAACCAAATAATGACTAGATATAAAGAAATAATTGAAGAATTAAAAGCTGGTAATCTTACTATCGAACCTTCAGAAAATTATTTTTCAAGTAAATTACTTCGAGTTATTTCAGATCTTGATACTGAAATGAAAGATATAGATGGAAGATATAGTTACGAAATAGATCCAGAAGATATTATCAGTCAAAGAGTAAATAAAGCTAAAAAAGATTTAGACGCTAAGATTAACCAAGAATATAGAGATGTTAATAATCCTAAGAAGCCTACAGAAGATGAACTTTTAGAACCAAGAGAAGGCGACTACTACGAAATAATTGAAGATCAAGGAGGAGATCTAGGATCTGAAGAAGTTTATTTAGCTTTAGCTGGTTATCAGAGATCTCAGGTACAAGGCTTAATGCAAGAGATAGAAAAAATATCTGGCATAGATTTTAAATTAGTTTCTGATCCTATTGTCGGTGTAGCTGGGCCAAAGGCTGCAAAGGAATATGGTGTTCCTGTTGGTACAAAAATGCCAGCAAAAGGTTTTTATAGATCTGGCGAAGATCCTGTAAAAGATTTGATAGTCGTATCAATGGTACATGGACAAGACTTTGCATCGTTTGGTGCTCTTACTGAGACTGCATACCACGAAGCTTTCCATAGATTATTTAACAGATACTTTACTAAACAAGAAAAGCAATTACTTAAAGATGCATTGCCACAGTTAAGAGAGCTTGCTGCTCTTACAAAACCAAAAATGCATGACAAAATCTTTGGTTTAAATGGTAAAAAAGAATTAGGCATGGAAGAAGTTATATCAATAGCAGCATCTGGCTATTTACCAGCTAAAGAAGTTTATGAAAAGAAGATTGGTAAATGGGGTAAAGTTTTTGACAAGATTGAACAAATAGTTGCAAGAGTTAAAAACTTCTTACAAGGCAAAGGATTCCAAACATGGGAAGATTTATTTGATAATTCTTTCTCAGGAAAAATACAATCAAGAGGATTAGCTGCACAGGAGGGAGTCATAAAAGATAGTCCAATAGAAACTACTATGTTTGAAACAGATCCTGTTGAATTAAATAATTTATTTAAAGATAACTTAGAAGCTTTAACTGATGGCAGTATTACTCTCGAAGAGATGATGTCTAATGTTTTACGTCCTTTAGTAAATAGAAAGTGGGAAACAAAGGGTGCAAAGTATTTTATACCGACTACAAATACAGAATTTATTGCAGCAAATAAAGCAATAAACCAAGCAATGGACAAGACAGTCGAAGCTTTAATGACACCTAATGCAGAGTTTCCAGACATACCAGCAGTTAAGTTAAGCGAATTAAATAAGATGGCTATGCAATTAATTGATGATGTCGATGGCAATGTAGATGAAGTTATAAAAATATTTAGACAAGCCACTAAGGGCGATATGTTGGCTATGAATGATTTATCTGCCTTTGCTGCTATACGTCTATTAAGAGATGGTACTACTGATATGTATGCTGTTGCTGCTAAAAATTACGAACTAGATCCTTCTCCGCAAAACGCACAATTCTTAATTGCAACATTTGAAAATTCAGCAAAATTAAATACAGCTTACGCTACTTGGGGAAGAGCATCTGGACAAAGATTGCAAATGATGGGAAGAGAAGTTGACTTTAATGGCGAGCAAATAACTATAAATGTAATGAACGCAGAACAGAATATAACAATGAGAGGAGAATCTGGATCTGTACAAGATGCAATGAATAACGGATTAAAAGAAACAGATGAAGGTTTAGGAAATGGTGCTTACTTTACATCTGAAATAAAGCCTAATTCTATAGCTGGAGATGATGTACTTACTGGTAATTTAAAAAATACTGATATTGCTGACTTAATAGAAGCGGGTGTTGGTTTAAAACAGATACTACAGGACAGAGGAGTTAATGTTAATTTTAATCAGACACTTAACAAAACACAAAAGAAAGCAATTAATGAATACGTTGCAGAGCTAGGGGTAGATGGTATTAGGATAAAAGGATCAGACTTAGGACTTGATGGAGATATTATATTTATTCCAAATATAGATAAAGCTAATAAGCTTATTGGTTCTAAGGTTGAAATAACTCCAGAAGCAGAGCGTCCAATCGGATTAAACAGAGAAACTTTTGAGGCAAGTTTAGCTCAAGGGGTAAACATACTTAAAAAAGTTTTAGATGAAGATACTTATGAAAGTATTTTTAGTGGAGAGCCTAACGACAAAGCAAGAGAAGTTTTACAACTATTAGCAGAAGTCAATCCATACCTTAACGACAAAGTTAATGGTACAAGGATTATGAGACATTTAAACAAGACTTTTGAGCAGTACCCAAGAGGGTCAATGACGCAACAAAATCTTGTTTCAGCATTTAGAAATGCCATATTCTTAGGTATTGAAACATTTATGAGAGTTGCTGTTGGTAATAATGTCAGAGCAGTTTTACTTCCTATGCAAAAAAATGCTGGTGCAAACATTGGAAGACTAAGCGGTAATCTTAACGACTACGAAAGAACTGCGATGAATGTAAGAGAACAGTTACAAGGTTTGTTTGGACATAGAGGATATTTAAGATCTCAAGCACATTTAATGCAAGCTATTTACTTGGCAATGCAATCTTTCAAACACAATACAAACTTTGGAAACATTGGTAAGGGTCAGTTTGAGGGAGGAAAGTTTGGTGGTAATAACGGAATGAAGTTATTTAAAGTCGAAAATCAAGCTGACTTGCCTTTTGATTATCAACCACATAAAACACAATTACTTAAAGAACAACCTAAAGGTAATGAGTACTGGTTAAATCCAGACAATAATGGCATGGCTTTATTCTTGCATAGAGTTAAAAGTACTTTTGGTAATTTCAGCAGTAGAATGTTTGGTAGTTTAGATACCTTAATAACTACTGGTACAGCTATAGCCCAAGAAGAAATAAGACATATGGAAATGATTTTGATGGATATGTATTCAAGAGGAATAGATATAACATCAAAAAATGCATTAGATAAAGCAAGCCTAGAGGCAAAGGAATTAACTAGAAAATCTATGTTAGACGTTGAAATGGCTAATGGAGATGTTGTTAAAGGTGGTTTCTTTAGTTCAGAAAACATGAGGCAAACTACAGAATATTTAAGTTTTACAGACGACATCAATATAAAGAGAAACAAGAGAACTAGAGAGTATGCAATGAGAAGAGCACAAGAGCAAGGTATTACAGATCCTATGGAGCAAATGGAATTTGTTAATCAGTATTTAAAACTTCCTGATCCTGTTACAAACAAAGAAGGAATGAATCAAGCAAATGCATTGTTGTCTGGTGGAGCTAGAGAATCACAACCTATAGGTGCATACGTTGATGTTAAGAATCCAAATCAAATAAGCAGTTTACCAACAAACCTTACAAACTTACCCGCAAATATAGTTGGTGCAATTACAGATCGCCTTCCAATAACTGGTGCTATTTTCCCTGTTAATAGAACTCCTAACAATATTATTAAAGGTGTTTTAAGAATGTTACCAGCAGCTAATGGAATGGTAGATAGTTACTGGAGAGATATAAATTCTGAAGATTTATTTGTAAGAGAAAATGCAATAGGAGAAGTTGTTACTGGTATGACTTTTGCTGGAATGGGAACTACTCTTCTTGCATCTGGAGCAATAGATGTACAGGCAGGGTATGGATTTAACAGAAAGAAAAGACAAATGTATATAGATCAAAAACGACCAGCATGGAGTATTAGGTTTAGAAAGTTTGATGGCACTTATAGCGAGTGGTATAGCTTGGAAGCTTTTGATACATTTGGAACAATCTTAGGAATTGCAGCCAACTTTAGAGAAAATCTAAATACTATGCCTATCGAACAGTTTGTAAAACCAAAGGATTTAAACTATGGAAAGATAGATAGGAATGACGCTCTTAGTGCAGAACAAAAAGCAGAAGCGTATGAAATAAACCAAGACGTTGCAATTCTAGCTTCTGCTCATGCAATTAGGCTTGCTAAAGCTGTCATGTACACAGCAAAAGATACAGCGTTACAACAAATAGATAAAGGTTTATTTAAAAGTTTGAACGATATACAAAGATTAATGGCTGACTTTTTGCAAGGAGATGCTGTTATGAATAATTATGTAGTTGGTAGTCGTGGCCGACTTTCTGACTTTACAAGAAGAACTCTCTTTGGATATGTACCACAGATATTAAGAGATGTTCGTGTTGGTATAGATAATAAGAGGAGAGTAGCTCCTAACAGTAGAAGTGAAAATCCAGCTTGGGCTTTTATTGAAAACTTTTTCTATCAACTAGGAACACAATTACCAGTAACATCTTTAGGTTATACAGTTGACATTGATGAAATAACTGGACAACCAAAGACCTATGCTACTTCTTATAATTGGGAATCTATAGATAACCCTATTCATAGGGCATTGTTATCGACCTTAAATCCATTAGAAGTATTTAAACCAACTCAAGAAAAAGATTATGGAATAGCTGGTGTCATTTATAACGAGTTAAATAGATTACATGGCAAAGGTGCTTACCCTCGTTTTATTGGTAGAAATTTCTTAAATACAGCTACTGGACAAAAGTTAGATGATGTACAATTTAACAGAGTAAAAGAAATTTTTGCAACTGAAGTGAAGCTAGATATTGTAGGTGCTGGAATACCAATGACTTTTTCTGAAGCGTTGCATTATTTAATAACACAAAATGACAATTATCTTTTAGCAAGAGACATAGATCCTAACAAGATAGGAACTTCTAAAACAAAAGCAAAGGGTAATACAGGAGAAAATTTCCAGTTCCCAGAAAGAATATCAGACAAGAGGATGCTTACAAAATTAAAGTTAATTATGAATGTAGCTAACAAATACAAGAAAGTGACTAAACAGAAATATCTAAATGAAATTGGAGAAGGTGGTAACGGAAGTAAGCAATTAGATAGTGAGCCAGTTTATGGACTAGGTGTTAATCTTAATGAATGGAGGGAAATTATTAATTCTTAGCTATGCCTTTCGCTCAATTTACTGCTACTGGTAATGGATCAACCAAGCAATTTACCATACCTTTTCCATATGTAAAAAAGGATCATATAGTTGTTGCACTCAATAATGTAACTGTTACTGGCTTTACTTTTATAAATGATACGACTATTGAGTTCGATACTATTAGTTCAGCTACATCTACACAAGAGACATCTGGAGCACCAAAAACTGGAGTAGGAATTGAGATTACCAGAGACACTCCATTAACAAATGCTCTTGTTGATTTTGTTGATGGTTCTACCTTAACTGCTGGCGACCTTGATACTGCTGTATTGCAGCTACTGTATGGAATACAAGAAGCTAAAGATGAAGCTGCTCTTGGTATTCAAAATACACCGCAAGGACAAGACGCACAAAGCAAGCCGA